GGCCAGATCCAGAGCCGACTCAATCTTACTTGGATCAGTACCATACAGATCAATTATTTCCTGTGCCGCACTGTCTACTACGTATTGGTAGTGCCAGCGATTGCCACCCTTAAGATACCTGCGCTTATAAGCCACAGCAAAGATAGGCTCAACGCCTGTGGATGTACCGGCAAGGATGCCTATTGACCCAGTTGGAGCAATGGCCCGATTAGCAACAGGACGGCTACAGCCAAGAGTATCAGCAAACTTGGTGCTAGTGTTATCACTAACTCCTTTGTAGACCGCCAACCATTTATGAAGACCTTCGGTAACCTCATATTTTTCTCCTCCCTTAATTAACCATTCATGCATTCCCATCAGACCAAGCCCAAGCCTACGGTTCTTTTCCCGTACCTTGTAAACCTTATCATAGGGTAGTTTTGCACGTAGTGTGCCGCATAGCAGGAACTTCGTCCCAAGCTCCACTACATCAGCAAACTCTGCTAAGTCATCAATCCTGCCCATGTTAACAGAGCCAAGATTGCACACATCAGAATCATCTTCAGATGTAACCTCCGTACAAGCGTTGCGAAGTGTTTCATTTTCCTTGTCAAAGAAATTGAATGAAAACCCCGGCTCCGCTGTGGATAATGCTTGCTTGATATTAGTTCTAAAAGTATTCCCAACATCTCCTGTCTTCCAGTAGTTAAGTAACCATTCGGTATCGTAGTTTACACTTACATTGGTCATGTCCAGAGGAGCGGTAAAGTTAAAGTCTTGTTCTTTGACCTGCCCAATGGAAAACCCTGTTGTACCTACCGGCATATCATACCAGTTCTTTGAGCTAAGAAACTTATCTACATCAGGATGCTTCCAGTTAAGGCTGGCATAGATAGCTGACCGGCGGCTGCCACCCTGCATTACCCTGCGACCAATCTCATTGACCATCATCATCTTGGGAATAGGACCGGAGGACAGACCCCCAGTACCATTCAGGATACGTCCCTCCTCACGGTAGACAGAGTAGTCAATACCAATACCACCCCCTGTCATCAGGCAGGACTCAGACTTCCAAGAGATATCTGCCCAGTCTTCTCGTGTATCTTCCTCCGCCTTAAGCAGGTAACAATTATTAAAAAACTTATTAGGTCGGCCCGCATAATATAAATAACGACCACCCGGAATAAACTTAAGGTCCGTGATCAGACGCTTAAGGTGATCCTTCTCGTCCTCTGTCATCAGATCTTGGCATACATCCTCAACAAGGACCGATGCCAAGGAATCCCATGTCTCGCAACCATGGTGTGCGTACTTATGTTTAAATATATCCTCACTAAACTTTGAACGAAACATTGGATTTTCGTTTGACCTGAACTGCGCCATCACATCCCCCTACGTGTTGTATTCTAATTCTAATATCATTTGTGCGTAGTGAATTGCTTTTTCTATATCCTTCTTACCTTCTCCTCTTGTTCTGTGACGGGTGATGTATTTTATCACATTACCCTCAAAGTAGTCAAGCTTATTCGCATAAATATATTCTACTGGTTGGATGCCACAATCTTTATAGTGCTTACCCCCAACCTGCTTGTCCAGTGCCTTCTCTTCTCTCATACGTCTACCATAATAATCATATGCTCCCTCTCTTGGATACAGAATTTCTGAATATTTTTCTTCATCACAGAAAGGAATTGAGTTTTCTTCTGATCTCATATGCGTTCTCCGATGTAAAAGCTTTAATAGCGAATGTCCTGACAGATCGTGGGTCAAGCCCTGCCAGATCACAGGTTGATTCAAAGTTCTCGCAGGTAACTCCAACAGAACAAAATACCCATGCCTTGGCTTGGTCACGTTGAAGCACCGTCTCCAAGGTTTCTTCAGGCTCTTTTGGTTTTGACAAATCCAGAAGGGCTTGCAGAATTATAGCTAAGTTTAAAGTCTTGTCTGGATCTTTATCAGTAAGATCGTACAGGGTCACAAACTCATCAAGATTATCTATCATCAGACCCTATCCTTTCTACTTTTACTATGTCTTTATGTATGTTCCTTTTTCCATCTAGAACACGATATAAAGCAGAGGGAGCATACCTATCTTGGTTAGATAAAACTTCCCATTCTTCAGTATGACCATCTTTAAAAGATATAAGATATGGTCCTTTGGATAGAGAAGCACTTATCTTCGCCTTCGCCGCAGCACTCTGGGGTTTTCCATAGCTAGGATTTTTTTCTCCCATTTTACTAGCACTTAACTTCGCACGATATTCAGCACTATGAAAATCAGGAGTGATAAACTTTACACTGCCTATCTGACCATTGTAGTACAGCCGCTCACCACAGGGCAGTAGTTCCGGTGAGAGTACATCATTGTCGGTTTGGAAGTGTACCTCGCCGCTTACCACACCACCCCTTGTTTTATAATTACAGATAATCTCAAAGGTAAACTTATCTTTGCCAAGACGTTGCATGTCTTCCTGAAGAGGTCTGCATGATCCTGCATATTCTCTCCAGTTAGATTCCCTTACCCGTTTCTTTTTTCTATAGGTATGGTAGAACTTCCTGCCAATATACTTCCTGTCAGTGACAGTGTTTGTTATCAGGTAAACAAAACCATAACATGTAGCAGGGTCTACCTCACCAACCCAGTGATGCTTTCCAGACACTTAGGCTGTAACTTCAGCCACGTCAGGCTGTTTACCTACCTGTGTAAGATACCTCTTGCCCTGTGAATACTGGAACGCACGTAATCCCTGACCGCCATTAGCATCAGACCAGCAGTCTCTCTTATGGTCACAGTAAACACAACCAATAGCAAGCTTACGGTTGCCAGACTTACCATCAGGTAGATCGGAATAGCACTTATCAGGTACAGTACTGTCAGTGACCATTGTTTTAAGATGTTTAATTCTTTCTTTAGCATTGATCATATCCATACTGTGCAGTTGTGATAAGCATATTTCTCCGGTTGACTTGTTGATGGCAAGGAAGGCAGCACGATCCAGACCATTAGCCTCTGCATAGGCAGACACCTGTGCAATGTAACCAAAGGGATCATCCTCTGTTAGTTTATTATACTTAAACTTATCAAAGCCGGGACCACTGGCAGACTTACAGTCAACCAGAACTCCATCAATGATCGAGTCCTGATGTCCAACCACGCCCTCCAGAACAACTTCCTTCTGCTGATCTATGACCGTATGTCCTGCAATGATGGAGCAGAGCAGGAGCAGTTCCTCCAGAATATAACCATACAGAAACTTAATCCTTGTGGAGGGAGGCAGTTCCTCTTGTTCAAGAGGTTTGTTTACATCGTACCACAGCTTCCTGTCCGGCTTACCAATAGCTGACAGGCGCAGGTTGCCACGATCTCTGGGCACCTCATAAAGAAAATCTTTGATATGTATCTTAAGCATTTCTCCAAAAGCATCAATGTGCTTATCAACCTCCGCCTCCTCCATATCTATGGGAGTAAGATTGAATAGCCCGTATATATCTTCTACAAGAGTTTCTATTGTCTTCATGATATGAGAAGGGGAGTGCCGACCACTACAGCAACACTCCCCCATACCTCCTATGTTATGTTAAAACGGGGCCGAATCTGATTCAACTTCTTGAACATACCCACCCTCTACAGCGTGGAAGTCTTCCGTGTCGTCTTCGTAGGGGACAAGATCTAAGATCTGTACTTTTTCAAGGTCTGCCCCTCGTCCAGATTTTCCGTTAAAGTTCCAATTAAAAGGAACTGCCTTTACACTAACTACACTACCATTACCCACCTTCTTACTACCCCACGGGATTTTTGCCGAGTCAATAACATCAGGCGGCGTCTGGTCGTTACCGTTAGGCCAATAAATCTTGCGTTTTACTGTCACAAAATCATTGCGGCCCTCCTTACTCTTAATTTTAAGACCCGCAGCCTCAATAGTTGAGCGGTTTTCATCATTGACATCTACATCAATAGTCCAGATGGGGGGATGTTGGTCATCTGAAAAGTTTCTGTTAGGCTCTTTCAGAAAGGCCCAGTTACATTCCCCAGTAATAAAAATTGGATCTTCTCGTTTCGCCATAGAATAGTCTCCTTTTGTTTGCTGCGCCACTGCAGCTAAGATTTAGATTAATTTTACTTGGTGTTATCTACTACTAATTAAACAACAGATGCATTATAACACAGCGTCTACCCAGATGTCAACACATTAATGCGTCTCTGCCCAATTATTTCCAACCTTGAAGTCTGAGTCAAGGTCACACCTGAAGTTCAGGATTTCTTTTGTGGCATACATGGCCTCCTTTGTTATTTTAGTAAAGCTTTCTATGTCTGGCTTGGCTACCTCAAACTGATACTCATCATGTACTG